CACCTGCCATTGCATCTGGAAGGCTACGAAATCCTTGTAGATCTGTCGTGATAGTTCGCGATGTAGATTCCTGCACACCTGGTAATCTATGTTTAACAGTCTTGAATCCAATCCTGTATCAACCAACCACGATTCGATTGGTTCCATGCTGTATTTCAACACGAAGTCACGGGCTAGTGCTGCTGGATTGCGATAGAGCGCAATTACCTTGGCATGTGGGAATACTCTGCGTGCCATGATCGGAGGTATGTGATCAGACCAAATCCATGTGCCGAGGTGTTGCCAATCCCTGGTTATCCTGCCGTTGGCCGTCACTGATCCATTTATCAGATGTCTTGTATAGCCAACCAATTGATCGCGTGGTCGATTGTCGTACCAACTCAAGGGCGGTATGCCTAGCATGTCTGGGATCTCCATCATGCATAGGGGTTTGAATCTACCATTACGCATGTGACCTATGCCAGATCTGCTGAGTAGCTGGTGAGCGCTTCCAAGTTGTTCCATGCTCGAAAGGTTTCTATCGCCGTCATACCCGTCCGTATCTGGGCTAGAAAGCAGGAGGTATCGCATGGCATGCCCGCATGCCCCGCCTGCGTATGATATCAATATCAAGTTGTCGCTGTCAGCAAATCCCGAGTCTGGTGCGGAGAAATCTTGCACCCAAAGCTCTATGATATCTAGGAGCTCACCGATGGTCTCTGGCCACGGGTCAACTGAGAAGACTGGGATGCCATAATGTGATCTCACCAGCTGTTCGAGCCAGCACTCGTCCAGCATGCTGAAGTTCAGGTTGGCGAATGTCGTATCTCTCTGCAATGATCCAACGCGTTGTGCTATGAACTCCTCTCCCAGGAATTCCTGCACGCGCGACAGGAAATCATGATGTTGCATCGCTAGGCGGAACATCACTTCCCATTCAATAGGTTTTGCACGCTAGTCTGATAATTCTCTTTTGCCGCATCCTCGCTTGGAGCGATGGTTATCACATGTCGCCTATCTATGATCAGTTTGCTGTCCTTACGGACGCTGAACATGTAAGTTGGAGACATCTGCAGCTGATACTGTTGGGTCATCTGATCCATAGCCAAGGTCAAAACCATTGGATTCCTTAGGGTGATGGTAGATGCATCATGATTCGTGATCTTAGCGACCAGTTCATCACCATTAGCCATCTTGATGGAGCAAACATCACCATCTTTCCACGCTTGATCAATCAACATCAATGTCTCCTTGCTGCTCGCAAAACATACGACAGGATGCAACAGATATCAATATCAGCGAGTCTTTGGCACCACACCGCCGCCGCTGAGATTGGTGATGATTGGTTGATCAAATTCTGGAGAGATCTGCCAAGCGCGCCCGACATAGTATATCTTGTTGATACCGGTCACGTTGACCTGTGTCATGTTATCGCTTTGGTTCCCGCCAGCCATCTGATACTTGTTATTCTTTAGGTCAACCCCCCTGATGAAAGCAACATGGTTGCCTGATCCAAAGCTCATCACGATGAGATCATTACGCCGCCATTGCGTTGGGTCAGTTATGGGTATGCTCTGGGCACCTTTCCATGCAGAGCTGAATGCCTTGGCGGATAGATTATTCTGTATGTAGGGCGAGCCAGATGCCTTGAGCACTGTTCCGGCAAATGCCGCACACCACGCCACTTTATCGCCCCCTGGTGCTGGTAGTTTGTTGGGTGGGAATCCGAGCTGATTGAAGCAGTTCATGATGTTTGGATTGTTACCGGTTTCCTTCCACGCTCCACCTGCTGATTCCTGTATGCACTGATTGAGGAAGCTCTCGATGCGTGCCTGCACGCTCTCACCAGCCGGCACCACAACTGGGCTATCGGCCGTGGGCGGATTGCCGACGAGATCGTTTGGATCCGTAGTATTGGTACCAGGCATGTTGCCTTGTGCTATGGAACCACTCTGCCCTGCACCTTGCCCTGCCACGATTTCTACTGGTTCTGGATTGCTCTGGCCGGCAGCCTCAGATGCAGCATAGTTGTCACGTTGCGCTTGCGTTGGTGCGTAGTCGGGAACCACTGGATCGGCTGGCATGTTCAACGCCGCGAGTGCACTATTTCCTAAGATAGGAGGTTGCCATAGGGCAGCAGCCACATTATTGATGAAGACTGAAGGACTGCTATATACATCCTGCACACCAGGATCTATGATGTCTAATGCTTGTGGTACCGACCTAGCTACGTAAGGCATCTATCAACCTAAATGTTTGACGAGCTCATCATGTCCGCCTATGTATGCTCCATCCAACCATATCTGCGGAACCGTCCTGGCAGCAGGAGCTATATCCAAAAGAGACTCTCGACTTGTCCATTCTTGTTCTCCTTGAGCTGGCGTGCATCCTTGCCATTCACAGCTATTATCTTTTCGTCATAGCTGATACCTTTCTTGTCCATCAGGGCTTTGGCACGTGTGCAGAACGGGCAGTTATCCTTGGTGTATATTATGGCATGCATGTGATCTCTCCCTGTGTAATTTATCCACCGTGTCTACGATGCACCAATACACCATCTACGGTATCTATCCAAACCGCATCATCAGGTATCGGCATGCCAGCATGTTGATAATGCCATGCCCACTTGGTCACATAGGCTACTGTAGGCACTTCGCATCTCGCTATCTTCAATTCACTGCTGCGCATCGCATGATCGAAATATCTATCGCTCCACAGCCTGTTGTTTGGTTCCACGATCCATGCATGCAATTGCGACAGGCAGCTGCGCGTCAACACCCAGGTGTTGGTGTCTATCATGTTCTCGCCGTTGCTCTCTATGCGATCGACATACATGGCCGTGCCATCCTGCGCATGTATGGTGCGAGTGGCTATGACCGCATCTGCACCGCTCTCCTGCAGAACAGCTGTCAAAGTCTTGGCATGATCCTGCTCATACCAATTGTCAGCATCGAGGAACATGACGACATCATATCCGCGGCTGAATGCGCTGAGAGCTCCGATAGCACGCGGTGTGGCCCCTGCATCGGCATGTGCATATGGCAGCTTGTGATGCTCGCACTTCCAGCGGTCAATCAGCTCCCTGGCCTTGCCATCCCCGACCATGATATGCGTGACAGGAATCGTCTGATTACGCACGCTATCGTGGCAGCGCTTCAGTATGTCTATATTCTCGTCATGATATGGAGTTACGACGGCTATCTTCACAGGCTGAATCCCTTGAAGGTCTCACCGTTGACATCCTGCTTGGTGCCGCCGATCACATAGCTGCTGAGCTCGACTTCTTGTGGTGCGACCTGCACCTCAGCACCTGCTATCCATTTCTGTGTCCATGGCAGGGGATTGGCACCGCCCTTATATCTTGTCGGCAACCCAACCGCTGTCATGCGCTTGTTGGCGATCCATTCAACATAGTCACTCAGCAGCTGATAGTTGAGCCCGATCATGCTGCCATCCTTGAACAGATACTTGGCCCATGCTTCCTCTTGCTCGACTGCTTGTTCAAACAGCTTCACCGCCTCGTCGCGGCATTCCACCTCTATCTTGGCGAAATCTGGATCATCGTTAGGCAGGATCTTCAGCAATGCTTGCGTGCTGGCCAGATGCAGGTTCTCGTCGCGTGCGATGAACTTGATGATCTTGGCATTGCCTTCCATCTTCTTCAACTCGGCGAATGCCCAACTGCAGGCAAAGCTCACATAGAAACGCACACCCTCAAGGATGTTCACGCTCATCAGTGCCAACCACAGCAGCTTCTTGTGTTGGTATGGATCATAACCCGGGCGAGGTCCTGGACCTCCGATGGCCAATTGGTTGTTCATAGCGATCAACTCGTCATAGTTGCGGCTGATGTTATCGGCACAATCCACGATCTCACCTATGTCCATCATCTCATCGAATATCTTGCTGGGATTTGGATAGATGTTGCGGATGATGTGCGTGTAGCTGCGGCTGTGGATGGTCTCGCTGAACGTCCACGTGGTTATCCAAGTCTCAAGCTCAGGTAAGCTGCAAGCCGGGCCAAACGCCACGGTTGGTGCGCGTCCCTGCACTGAATCCAGCAGTATTTGCCTCTTGAGATTGCTGGTGAAAATGTGCTGTTCATGGCTGGTTAGATCCTTGAAGTCCTTGGCATCGCGGAAGATGTCTACCTCCTCAGGGCGCCAGAAGAAACCCAGCTGTTTCTCAGTCAGCTTGTCGAACTGCTTGTATTTCATGGTGTCATAGCGTTGGATCGTGACCCCGCCATTGGGATCAAAGAAGGCCAAGCTCTTGGTGTGATCTGAGCGGTTGGTGGCGTCGAATACCGTGGTCATCGCGTGTCCTCGAAATTGTGTGTGTTAATTATGTAACCAAGGTCTGCGTGCTGTCAAAGCACGCAGCTCTCGCAGTTGGCGTCGTCGATCGCCGGCAGTTCCTCGTCCTGCTTCTTGTCCTCCATGAACTTGGCGATGTTGATCTCACCCTGTCCATCATAGGTGTTGAAGTAGTAGAGCTGCTTTCCACCATACTTGTAGAACATCAGCAGATGCTGCAGCATGGTGCTCATGGGTATCTTGTCCTCATCATAGAACTGAGGATTGTAGCTGGTGTTTACCGAGATGCCTTGGTCGATGTATTTCTGAAGGACAGCTGCTATCTTGAGATAACCCTCGGGGCTCTTCTGGTCCCACAGCAGCTCATACTTGTTCTTGAGGCGACGGAACTCTGGCACCACTTGCTTGAGCACGCCATGCTTTGATTGCTTGACGCTGACATAGCTGCGTG